TAGATAACTATGGCAGACCATACAATAATCTCATATACCTCCCGGAAACTTGCAAGGAAACGGTTGTTCATTGTAAATCACCAGTACTGGCAATTAAAAGTTATACAGATAAAGAAGGTGGATTCCTTATATGGACTTCAAACGAAAAGATAGACATGATCTGGCACGAAGAAATGACACGAGATAAAATAAGTTCAGATTGAAGACTCGTTATCATTGAACGCAAACAAAAGGGGACATCATTTGATGTCCCCTTTGTCATTGATGCTACTTGTCATTACGTTACACCATGCGGCAACTGCCTAAGACTTGGGTGTACTTCACACTGCCTTGCACCAACCTGTCATGGTTCAACCGTTTCAGAATGAAACGATCATCTGCTTTCTCAAGGCTGTAGTACTGGCCTGTAATCTCTTTGATCTCACCCCGCGTCTGGATGCGTACACCATTCTCGATGTACACAGAGCTAATCTGATGACGAGGTTCACTGCCATTCATTGATGATGACTGGCACAGATACACAGTGGCGTTAGCAGCAGTGCTTGAGACGAGCAGAAGCACAGCGACAATTAGTCTCTTCATTATTCATTCCTTGATTGAGTTTGTGCTGATATTTATTTTATGGTCTATCAAAAGAGGATAATTAAACGCGAGGGGATGGGCAATCCAGGTATTCGATCAGGTTGATCAATGAATTCGATCAAATAAAATTTTAAATGAGAATATTTCTCATCTAAGGTTCTCCGGCGGGGCAAAATCAATTCGAGTTTTTGCCGCTCGATCTTTCACGCGTATATTTTAAATTTTCGATTCCCCGCACCGCACATAAATAGTCATAGTTAACAAACTAAGGGACAACATGACTACTCGTAAAATATCAAATAGAGCCATAGCGAAAATGTACGGCTATGACGAAAGCTCAGTGCGTGGATGGGTTGAACGTGGAATGCCAACCGATAGCCAAATCAATGCACAGAACTGGATTGTGCAAAACATCATTACACCACTACGAGATGGTGACACCAGAGAGTTAAAAGCAAAGCAGGAATTACGCAAGGCAACAGCAGAAGCGGATATGAAAGAAATTGAGCTATTACTGAAACGTAATGAACTAATCAGATTAGAGTACTTGATCGAAACACTCACAAGCTATTTGCTGAGTATCAAAAACCAGATACGTACTATTCCAATTAAAGCTTACCTAGAACTATTCCAGTGTAATGATCCCATAGAACTAAAACAGAAACTGAGTGCTTTCATTGATGAAGTACTAATTGAAATTGGCAACTACGAATTTGAGTTGCAGGAAGATAACGATGAAAAAGAGCAACAAGGAAAAGTTGCAGGAAGTACTGAAGACAGTACAGAAAGTAATAAAGCCACCAACAAAGCAAAAGCCAAGTGAGTTTGCCGAAAAGAATTTGAGGTGGAGCGATGGCCCGTTTTCCGGCGAACTGATGAAGTTACATCCCTACCAGGTTGAACCACTAAACCAGACAGCAAATCCCAAGGTACGCCGTATTGTTCTATGTAGTGCAGCCCAGATGCTCAAAACATCCCTGATGACTGCCAGTATTTGCTACTTCATGGTCAACGATCCAGCAAACGCAGCCTATGCATCCAGTACTGCCAAGGAAACCCAGCAGTATGCAGCGGGTAAACTACAGCCCACGATAGACCGTTCAGGCTTGAAGAAATACGTAACAGATAAAAATGACAAGAGTAAGCCTAATAACCAGAACCAATGGATGATGTCTTCTTCAGATCTCTTGTACTTCATGAACCTTAACAGCCCAAGTACCCTACGTTCCAAGACACTGAAACGTGTATATCTGGATGAGTGTAGTAACGTTGATATTGATTCATCGGAAGGTAATCCAATTACCCTGGCAGCAGCCCGTACATCACAGTTTCAAGATGGGCTGATAATGCTAAGTTCTACCCCGAAACTCAATGACGATATTATTGTTCAAGAATACAAGATGAGTAATCAGTGCAAGTACTTTATCAAGTGCCCACACTGTGATCATGAACATGAAATACTCTTTGAGAATGTCAAATTTGACTGGAAAGAAATTGAAGGTGGACGCCGTAAAATCCCAGATGAGAATACCGCGAAATTGTTATGCCCAGAATGCAGTACTGAAATTACAGAGGCACAGCGTGTTAGGGCAATTGATAAAGGACGTTGGATCGCAACATATCCCGAAATCACAGATGTAGTTGGATATAACATTAGCCGCTTATATTCCCCGATTGACTCAGTTAAGAGGATCGTGAAGGAATTTGCATCTGCATATTACAATTACTCGCTAATGTCATTCTATAACAACCTTATTGGCGTTCCATATGCCGATGAAATGAACAAAGATCTAGACTTAGTATTGCTAGAAAACCTACGTGATCCATCTTTTGACATCAAAAATATACCAGATGAAGTACTAGGTATTGTTATGTCCGTTGACCAGCAGCTAGACCGCCTGGAATGCACCACTTTAGGGTTCAGTGAAAATAAAATATTCGTCCTCGACCATCGTTATTTCTTCTCACCAGATTGTACAAAGTATGGTGCCAAGGCATATACAGAACTAAATCAGTATGTGAATGGTACATTCCTAACAGAATCAGGACGCAAACTAAGAGTACTTCAGGCTTTCATTGATGCTGGTAACGGTAACGCCAGTGCGACTATCTACCGCTTCTGTAGTGGTAAGAAAATCTTCACGCCTATCAAGGGTTCAAGCAGTGCTAACGGGGACTTGTTCAAACCTTCCCGTACTGGTGGACACGAGCTGGTGATGCTGAACGTCAACACGGGTAAGACAACCTTACGCCGTCTATTAAACGGTGCTCTAAGTGAAGAGGCAGAGGAATTGCCACTTCAATTGAAATTCACTGAGGGACTACCTGAAGATTACTTTGTTCAGTTACAGAGTGAAGAACTGAAACGCAAGGGCGACAACCTTTATTGGGTATTGAAGAAAGGTGAAAAACGCAACGAATCACTGGACTGTCTAAATTATGCACTTATCGCAATGCAGTATGTACTCAGTAAATTGGGTAAACATCCCTTCGCAGAACTCAGGAAATACAATGCACGACTTGAAAAAGATAAATACTCTGAACAAGAACAACCTACTAAACCACAAGTACGCCAGCCGCCACAAAGACGGGGTAACAACTGGTTTGGTAATAAGGGAACATAATGAAAGACATAATCTATATTGGTGAAACGTTCCTTGAATCAATTCCTCCTAAAAGTAAATTAGTAGTGGGCAATAAGAACATTACAGTACTGACAATTGAAAACACCACAAACGATACAGTGATGAAACCTGTTGATACTACGCTATGGACTGCGGGTATTTTCAGTACTGTATTGAATGTTAATGGTGCTATTTCAATTGGACAGGTACAAGTAATTGATCCCCTTGAATCAACTACTGCATTACAAGACGCATTAGATCAGATTGCCGAGATTGACAAGATTATTGAAGACCGTGCAAAAAACGCAGTCACTCAAATCACAATCAATAACAAGACAATTATTCACATGGCACTCAGTGAGCTAATCGCTTTACGAGCTATGTATGTAAAACGTGCAAACAAACTACGAGGAAGTTCAGGAATATTCAAGTCAATAACGCTGTTTAGAGGTAAATAACATGAAATGGTCATGGATGACTAAAACAAAACAAGAGCAACCATCGGAACCAGTTAAACCCGTACAGCGTGAAAAGAAAGCAGTACAGGTAGGCAGTCAGAATCTTAAACGCAGTATCGCAGCCTCAAGCCGTCCCGTGATTGATTTTGGAAATTCTGGTGTAGGTACTACGAATATCAATTCAGTACTACGATTTGCACTAACCAGTATTCGAAATAAATCACGTGAATTGTCACTTCATAATGCTGTAGCTCGCGGCTACATACAGAAATGTGCAGATGGCGTAGTTGGTGCAGACGGTATCACGGTAAAACCTAACGTACAGCTATCCGGCGACAATTCAGTACTGAACGCTACTCTTGAAAAGTTGTATTACCGATGGGCAGAAGAACCAAACTCATTCTCTCAGGATGGGCAACTATCAATCGACCTGTTTCAACAAGTAGTTGAGAAGACAAGAGCACGTGATGGTGAATGTTTCATTCGCCTCCATATGATCGACAATCAGGTACAGGTATCAATTATTGATGCTGCACGACTTGTGAGTACTAAATTTGCTTCCCTTACTGGCGGTTCATATATTTCTAATAGTATTGAGTTCACAGCAGTTGGACGTCCAGTTGCATATCACATTGCAAACTACAATCCGACACAATACACGATTGATACCAGTACTTATGAACGTGTACCAGCCGATGAAATTATTCATTACTTCATTCCTGAATTCCCAGGGCAAGAAAGGGGTATACCCGATCTTATTGCAGGGCAAAAAGCACTACAGATGATCGCTGAATATATTGAAGCGGTAGTAGTAGGACGTAAAATTTCTAGTTCTACAACAGCATTCGTTACTAACAGTGCCAGCAATGATATTGATTTAGAAGAAAACGAAACCAGAATTAACACAGAATATCTAGAGAGTGGTGCTATTTTCGAGCTTGCACCAGGTGCAGATATCAAAACTGTTTCCCCTCCATCCGCTACAGATACTGTAGGGGAATTTGTAGACAGTATTTTATCTCACGTCGCTATGGGCCTATCTATCACAAAGATGAACCTTATGGGTGATACGAGCAATAGTAGCTTTTCAAGTGCGAAACTGGCAGACCGTTTACAACAAACAACATTTAGAACTAGAAGCAATACCTTAATTTCAAGAGTACTGAAACCTCTTTATAAGATGTGGCTGAAAAACGAAATGTTGGTTAACCGAAAGTTGAAACTTAACTTCAAAGACTTCTTAGAAATTGCAGAGGCTCGCTATATTCCAGTACGCCAAATCTCAATAGATCCAGGCAAGGATGCTGACTATGAGATTGCATTGGCAAACGCGGGACTGAAATCAAAGCAACAAATAATTCATGAGATGGGTTATGAACCAGCACAGGTATTCCGCGAAATTGCAGAGGAAGAAGCGATGATAAATAAAGAAACAGAACAGAACAAGGATAGTTCAAACAATGGAATTCAAGAAAAACCAGAAACGGGAGATGAATCTCAAGATTGAAGATTCTAACAGTACTGAACGTACTGTCAGTATTTCATTTAGCAGTGAAACCCCATATGGACGTTACTATTCAAATGGTCAGTACTACAACGAAATTCTATTACATGGCCCAGAAAACGTTGATCTAAGTCGATTAAACGATGGTGCAAGCCTGCTTTTTAATCATGAATATGATCAGCTTATCGGCGTTCACGAATCGGCAAGGGTAGATACAGACCGTGTAGGACGTGCAGTAGTACGTTTCAGTAATTCAGCACTAGCAGAAGAGAAATATCAGCAAGTACTGGAAGGCGTACTAACTAAGGTATCAGTGGGCTACGAAATTCAGGACTACTATATTGACGGTGACAACTTATATGTTACTCGCTGGCAGCCAGTAGAAAACTCTTTCGTAACTGTACCAGCAGATCCAACTGTAGGACTCAACCGCTCTCTAGAAGAACCTGAACAGAATAGCAGTGCTAATTCTGATGCCGACACAGAACAAAAAAGTACAACCCCTGATGATGCTGAACAGCCAGCGGAAGATAATTCCCAAGAGATTGAAGAGTCAGAAGGGGAAAGTACTGCATCTGAAGAAACTGAAGATTCTCAAGATGAAAGTAATGAACGTGCTCAGGAAGATGGCGGTACTGAATCTGAAAGTGCCACAGAAGTAAGTTCTGAATCTCAAGAAGACGATTCAGATTCGATAAATAAAGATGAACTTGAGAAGGAACGCATTGCTGAATTAGAAGGCATGGCACGAAATCTCAATATTGATGTAAGTGATGCAATTGCTAAGGGACTTAGCGTTGACGAATTTGCAGAAGAACTAATTAAAAACAACAAACCACAAATTAACAAGGACGTTAATACTATGGAAAAATCCTATCTCTCTACCGCACTGCGTGCATTTTCCGATGAAGGTGATATTTCAGACCTGAATCATGGAAAACGTGGTGTTGTAATTCCTGCAACTTCTCTGCGTGCTGTTAGTACTTCTACCGCTGCAAATCTGATTCAGGACACCATTAAATACGATTCGTATATTGATATTCTGCGTGCAAATTCAGTACTGGCGAATTTTGATCTGACTGTCATTTCTGGCTTGGAAGGCGACGGTAAATTGTCTCTGCCTGCACTGAGTTCAGATTTCACTGAGGCTTTCGGTTTTGTTGCTGAAGATGGTACTTCACCAGAAGCAACCCCAGCATTTGGTAAAGTTACTCTGGAACCTACAGACTTTACTGGTTCTGTGTATCTGACTCGCCTGATGATGCAGTCAGCTTCAGCCGCTGAACGTTACACCACTGATGCAATGCTTAAAGGTGCTGCTACTCAGTTGGAAAAACACGTGATGTCTGAAGTTGTAGCAGCCGCTGTAACCGCTGGTAACGTTGAGAACGTAGCAGCACTGGTTAACATCGACTTTGACGCCGTTGTAGATGCAATGGGTACTCTGGGTGCTAAAAACGTACAGAGTTCACGTGTTGTAGCTGTAATGTCCCCTAAGACTCGTAGTGCTCTGCGTAAGCAAGTAGTGAAAGGCAATACCTCTGCTAAGTTCCTGGTAGAAGGCCAAGGTGCTGATCAACTGCTGGCGGGTGAAATCCCAGTAATTGAAAGTACTCTGGTAGATGATAACCAGGTAATTCTGGGTGACTTCTCTCAGATCGTGATCGCACAGTGGGGCGATTCAGTAGAACTGGATCGTGATGACACTACCAGCCGTAATCGCGGTGGTCTGTACCTGCGTGTATGGGCAACTATGGACACCGCTGTAGCACGTCCAGAAGCGTTTTACGTTATCCGCGTAGGTGCGTAATTATGAGGTCACTTAGCGAATCACAATGTGATGCGTTTCTAAGTGACTTCGGACAACCAATCCTAACTTCTACGGGAAGTACTTTTACAGGAATAGTAGAAGTGCTTCCCGTTTCTATTGATACGGGTGGTGGTTATGTCGAAGGCACTGAAAAGTACGTATCAGTCAAAAAAATAAACAACGTTCTTGAAATCGGTACTGTAATCATTATCGAAGGTACTAACTATGTAATTTACGATATCCAAGATGATCTGTCTGGAATGTTAAATGCGTATTTCCGTACTCAGGAAGGGCAATCATTCGCAGAGGATTACTAATGAACTTAGTTACCAAAGTACGACAGACAATGAAGTCATTAATCAGTGCAACTAAGAATCTCAAAACATCCCGTGATGTTGATGTATTCAGTGAAGTATCTTTTGACTTCAGCTTAAACAGTATCAATTTTGGTTCACGCCAGTCAGCTACATTCAACATTCAATATTTGGTAAGCCCAACTCCAAGTACTGGCAGTACTGCACCTTCAATCACATATGACGAAATTATCACTGCTTTCGATTCAATGAAGTCCAGTGCATTCAAAGAAGCAGGATTAATCATACTCGGATACTCATATGAGCAATCCGACATTATTACCGATCCGACTGATGGAACAGTCAGCTTGGCATTTTCAATAAATATTCAAGTTGCGGAGAAGACAAGATAAGGATATCTGATGGCCGACATTATACTGGGAAAAGACTTTCAAGTCTTTTTCAACAAAGACACGGGCAATACAAGCCTACAGGGAATTGGCAATACACCG